TCAATTGATTCTTCTCTATAATCTGCTAAATCAACAACAGTGTTATCGCTTGTTGTTTGTGATTGTGTAGTATTTGGTTCGATAAAACCTGCATAGACATCTAAGCCCATAATGTACTCCTTGGCCGATTGACCAGTTATAGTTAATATTTAGTTCTTTGTTGATTTATTAGAGCACTGCGTAACACAGCCTCTCCAACAAAATAGCGTGAGGACTCTGCAAACTTAGAACAGAGCTTTTGGTCATCTGATTTGATGTTCTCTGGTCTAGGTGTAAGTGTCCTTTCTTTTTTGGATGGTTCTGATTTAGTCATTGGAACAAGACCATGAAGAACTGTTCCGTCGTATGATTTATCTCGTTTATACATTATCTACTCCTTATAATTATATAATGGCTGTCTTTCTCATTCCAGCCGTGTGAGTTCGGTCACAACCCTGACAATACATTAAACTGAGATTACTGCCTATCTCACTGAACTCTATGCCAGCAAATCAAGGGCCCCAGGTCACACAAGTCATACAAGTCGTACAAATGGGCCCTTGTATTTGCCTAACCACAGGTCATGTTTACAGGTCATCGTGGTTCCACTTGGTTCCACTTGGTTCCACTAGCCGTGGAACACGATTAAGTGCGTAGGAATGCGTGTTCTGGGTTATGGTTCCATGGTTCCACTTAATATTTAACTTCAAATAAAGATTAAATATTCACGATCCACGGTCGACCATAGCGAACTCGCGTTTGAATTACGTGGAACCGTGGAACCAGAAGCATGGTTAGTAGCCCGAAACACTTCGTGGTTCCACATGTGGTAATAGCCGTGGAACCAGTGGAACCATCGCGGGCATTGACCCTCCGTCACAATTTAACGCAAATAGGTTGCTCGCATCCGCTCGCAAGCCCGATGATAGTAGTAAAAAGGGTTGAAATGCCCTCTGAACGAGGGCTAGGAATGTAGGAGAAATTAATTTACCAAGAGTTTGGTATTTTGAGAGTTTGCAAACAGACCATCTGTTTCTCTCTGGGTGGTATATTCTTCTAAAGCTATAGAACAAGCTTCGCAAAGAATAGAATATTTGTAAGCTAGAGCTTTAGCTTGGAGTTGTTCTCTAGGTCTTTTCTCCCTAGCAACTCTTTCTGCGTATTTCTCTAGTAGGTTGATGTAACCATCGAACTCTTTGTTGAGCTGTTCAAACTCAGCATCAGAGGATGGTGTTTTTATTGAAACATTAAATGCCATTTTGGACTCCCTTAAATGATGATAAATGCTAAGATTGCACATAGGATAGCAATGGGTTTTAGCACATACCAGTTAAATTTCTCAAGCCCTTCCATGTTGCCAAGAAAGGACTTGAATTGGTTATAATAACTACGCATCAGAATGGAACTTCGTCGTAGTCTAAGTCGGGTTCTGAGTCTGACATGTCAAAGTCTCTGTCACCGCTGAACATTTTATACATGAAATAGCCGTACATAATCATCAAGCCACCTTTAAGTATCATTGATGAAACAACATACACGCATAAAAGAATTAAAGTAAAAGACAATAAATCCATTATCTAGCCTCCAATTGTTCTATTCTGGCTTTTAGTTCTTCGTGCTCTTTGACTAGGTCATCGTGCTCTCTAACTAGGTCAATACCGTCTTGCTCTAGTTTTTGTGCAAGCTCCGTTTGGTCTGCCAGTTCATGTATTAACTCTCTGTCAATTTCACCTTCTTCTACAAGATGATGGTCAACAGGGAGGGGTTCTTTTTTAGTTGTAAGGCCTCTGTTAAAGTCAGATATGACATTACCAGTTAGTCTTCCAACCATTCTACCGAAAGATGCAGTCAGTAGTCCTGCTTTATAAGAGATATTCATATATCTTCTCCCGCCCGAAGGCAATGATGATAGTAGGCATGCATGCATGAACCACTATCTGTTAATAAAAAAGGAAAAGTCTTACGACTCTTCCTTATTTGCCCAAATAACAATAGATTTGGTAACTTGCTCAAGTTCACAGACAACTTTACCGTCTTTGTTAGTGTATTGAGGAACATCTTTCAATACAGCTTGTAAGATAGTGTTAAAGTCAATTCTGTAAAGTGGTGTAGTTCCTTCTTTATTAGCTGGAACTTCCCAAGCTTTACCAACAGGAATGCCACGACCAGCAACAACACCATCTTTAGTGATGAATGCTCCTGAATCTTGCATAGTTACTTGTAAAGGTTTTTGATTATTACTCATAGTAATCTCCAATGTCATACATAAGACAGAACGAAATTGTTTTGCCCTGTGACACTTATCTATATGCCAGCGAACCAGCCCTCTTTGATAGAGCTTTAAAGTTATAGAGGGGTTGGATGGAGGGCTGTGTTCGCTATACGATGAATTTTACAAAACAAGGTTCCAAAACTTGAAATTCGGATTCTGTCTTTGCCAGACCAAAAAGGGGGAGCTAGGGTGTTATGCACATAGGGATGGGGAATTAGAGAGCGATATATTCAATAATTTTTCAAAAAAAATTTCCCTAAAAAATTTACAAGATATACGTGCGTGTGTTATTTTTAGCACATGAGCATATTAGATTCTCACTCTGTAGAAGTGACCCAACAAGATCGAGCGGAGTTACAGTCCCATTTTCCGTATGCGGGTGTTAAGTTATCCGAGCTTTCAGTCCAAGAAGAAAGGTTAATTTTGTTTCACTTGCGGGGTATGAGCAAAGCGGCCGCGGGTCGTGCTGCAGGGTACAAAGACATGGATACTGTGTACGCAGTTTTTAAACGTGAAAAAGTTGCACAAGCTTTAAACTACCTACGACAAGAAATGCGAGAAGAAGTAAAATTCGACCGTAGCACGGCAACCGTTATGTATTTAGAAGCTCACCGTAAATCAGCAAACGCGACCGAAGAAAAAAATGTCGTCGATTCGTTGTGCAAGCTCCACGGTCTATTTGCACCCGAACAAGTTACACAAGTTAACCTTAACGTAGAGAAACTAGAAAGGTTAGAAAGATTACCAGATTCTGAGCTATTAAAATTAGCTGGAGTAGATAATGAGTATTTAGAACCAAAAGGAGATAAGGATGTCGACTGATCAAAATATAAAATATAAACAACAACAGCAAGCTAGACAGCAAAAGCGCACTATTACTAAAGTTAATATTTCTCAAAAGAAAGACGGCTCTATGTCTATTGACTCAGTAAGAAAAAAACCTGATGGTTTAGCTAGAAGATAATGGCAACTTCTAACGACATAAGAAAAGAAATATCTAACATTACTAGTAAACCAACTACGAACGACTCTTCTTATGAGTTGTCTAAATTACAACAAGATTTAAAAATTGCTAACAAACAAGAAGTTTTTGAGTACATGATAGACAAAGGTATTCCTTATAATGCCGTGTTAGGGATCATGGGTAACATCGACCATGAAACGGGTGGGACTTTTGACTATACACAAAAACAAAAAAATTATAAAACTGGCGAATATTATGATGATAAAGGTTATGGGCTATTTCAGTTTGATGGTTTAAAAAGAGATGCGTATGAGTTGTATACTAAAGATAGGCCAGACTCAATGGAAGCTCAGATAGATTTTATGTACGATAGCATTTACTCGCCAAACAATTTACCAGGGTCAATTTTAAGTCTACCGCCTTTTGCGAACAACCAAAATTTAACAAAAGCAGATTTAGTAGGGGTCGGCAATGCACGAAACTTAAAAGAAGTTTTTGCTAAAGGCTCTACTTCTGATGTAGCTACAGCTTTTATGAATCAATGGGAAATGCCGAAAGACTATATCTTACACAAAGAGAACCCAGAGAATCAGGATTACTATGAAGCTTATCAGTCTAATTTAAACCAAAGAATTAATGACGCGACAAGTTTAAAGGAGGATTTACCTATGCCTATAGCCTATACAGGAGACGGGTTGGGCAAAATAGCTATGGCAGATCCAAAAAATAAACCGTTTCTACCTAGTATGGGCACGGACGAAGCTCTTCCTAGGCTAGCGAAACAATGAAAGGATAGGATTATGCACTGTATAAACGCACCAATGAAAAAGATGAAAATGTCTAAAAAGAAAAAATCTAAAGGACATACTAAAAAGAAATACAAAGGGGGTAAAAAATAATGCCTAGGAAAAGTAAATATCACACAACTAAAGATGGTAGAAGGGCTAAAAAAGGTTTATGGTACAACATAGCGCAGAAAAAAAAGAAAGGTAAGCCAATGCGTAAGAAAGGCGCAAAAGGTGCACCCACTCAAAAAGCTATTAAACGTTCACAAAAAACTAGTAAG